GTACGGTATGATTAAACCTATGATTAAACCAACAACAAAAGGCCACCATCTGGTGCGGTACTTTACCTCCTTAGTTGCCTTAGCTATTTTTGCCTGCTCTCTTATTACCTTTACCTCTGTATCTCCTTTGATTTTTAATGTTTTCACCCTCTCACGGTACTCTATCCTGGTCTGCCATTTTGTTTTAGGTATCTCAACAGTTTTGAAATTTATTACCGTATCGCGATATGCGATATACTTCTCATATACAATGGTATCATTCTGAATAACAGGGAAGCTGTCCACCTTCAGCACCTGGATAGTATCACTACTTTGCTCAATTTTAAGCCCATTGGCTAGGGCTCTCTTGTAATGATACTGAGCTCTCTTAGGAGCTGAGCAGGATATTAATAATATTAAAGGTATCAGGTATCTCATATCTCAAGCAATGTATAACTGAAGCAATTGCCGTGAATCTTAGCGGCCTTCTTGCATATAAACATAAACGTTTCGAAATCTTTTACTCTCTTGAACACCTGGCACCCTTCGCTCCAGTTCTCTACCCATGTGCTATCTGTTCCTGCTTTGTGGATGTTTATGCCAAAGATACCTTTATCGGTTTTCACCTCATCAAATTTTAAATCCTTATTGCCATCCCTCCATACAGTAACCTCTCCGAGCCTCTGGCATAATGCATCATATTTGCCCTGGTGTTTATCGATTTTCCACGTTGCTCTGTATTGACCTGGGACCAATCTAGCTACCCCTTTGGCATTATGAAACTGCTGTACTCCCTTTTTACCCGGGTCCGTGGTTGCGTTCCAACAGAAAAAATTCCAGTTACCTAGGCTATCCTTATAGGTTATGGTGATATGATCATCAAAAACATTGGTAACCTTATCAGCAATTGATGGGGCATTGTTGCGGATGCCTACTATATTGACATCATACCCCTTATTTGCGGTATCCTCAAACCATTTATATCCTTTCTCTTTTACAGCTCGCTCGATTTGTTCTCTGGTGTACATATTTCGCTGGTATTTTGCTTTATTTCTTTTGCTCTACTCATTAACCTTTTAGCACTTTGCCAAAGATCAATGCCTTGAACGGCCTTGTAATTCTCATTGATACTGATCACCTCAATAGATGCCAGGATCAATGCCATTATTTTGGTTAGCATTAAAGGTACAGTAAAAAATTTAATGACAATATCATTCAAGATAAAATAATCTATTAAATAAAACAAAATAACGGTAATCTCATACAGAAACATCTTAGATATAATACCACTTAGTGCCCTGCTAGTGATGGGTACCTTTGTTTTTTTGGCCTTCCAGATGCCCGTGATGGTATCGAGCACAATGGCAAATCCTATTAAGAATAAAAGCCCATAGATAGGCATGAAAAAAGCCATGATTGTTGCTATTAATGCAGGCCATTTAGCCTGGATTGATGTGAGTAATATGCTGAGCTGTGCCCTCACAGAATTAAGATGCTGTTATTGTAGCCATTCTCTCGGAAGTTACCACATAGCCCTGTGCAGGTTGTGGTCCATTCATTGATGCATGAGCAATGATTGAACATAGGCCGTAGGTCGGTATCAGTATTCTGAGCTGATGTAAAGATCGGGAACAAAGCCTTGTTAGCTAGTAGCCATCTGATCAATCTCTGCTCAAAAAAACTAGCTTTCTGTGCATAGTGCTCCATGCCAAAGGCTACCTCACTACGGGATACGCTTGCAGAATAATCTCCGTTTTGAGTTTGAAGGCCTTTGTTCTTTAATTGGTATGTTAATCCGAATACGGCATCCTCTGCTGATCTCCACGCAATGACTGGCTGAATAAATTCTACCAAATCAATTTCATCATTGGTCAATGTTTGTGCGTTGTATGCCGCTAGTAGATGGTTATAAAATACAGTACCCAGGATAGGCTGTATCCTCAATGCCGATTGAGTTGCAATGTATGGAGTTACATCTGTTACATCCACGTTAGCCGTTATCGGGGTATTTGTTTTAAGGTAATTCTCGGTAATAAAATATAACATTATACAATGAATTGTGATGCTGCTGCACCTTGTGTTACATCTCCTCCCTCTATTGGCGGTAAGGATGCCAGAGCTCGTATCTCGTTAATGGTCATGGTCTCAAGAACCTTTGTAGCTACCAATGGGCTAAGTGAATTGAGTGCATCATTGGTTTTGCTAGTATCCTCCTCAAGCTCCACGATGGTCTCGTTAATGATCTGGAAGTTGTTAATTGTAAATTCAGCAGGTATCCTAGCAATAGAAATAAGCTCGTTAAATATTGTGGTAATTTGGTTTCGTAGCTCCATTACTACGTTCTTTTCAAATATAATGTATGCCTGCTTAATATCTGAGCCATTACCCAGGGCTCCTGCTGTTCTAATACCCATTAGGATAGGGTCAATTGTATGAGCAAAGCAAATCTGTTCAGTATTCAATTGTGATGCCTCAAGAAATAACTTATCATTGTTGTTATTTGGAAGGGCCTCTATCTTAGGGAGCTGGTCCTGGCTATTGGCAAAGAATGCAACAGCCTTTCCAGCATTGGCTGCACCCTTGAGCCTGTCGATGGTTTCCTTTATCATGTGCTTCTCCTCCTCTGACTGTGGTCGTTTGGGGAACATCATAGCAAAGGATGGAAAAACGCTATTTTGAATGTTACTCTTTGCAAAGTATGAAAGATCACCACTCAAAAATGCAAAATTAAGGGCACTTGTATAGGTAGGTAGTGGGTAGTAATCCTGCCCCATTGATTTGATCTCATAGCAATAGAGCTGGTATTCATCGGTGCAGGTGATGTGGTAGGGTTTAATCTCTCGTATATCTATCCTAGTGCTCCAGTCATCACAGATATAGTAGGTTTTTCTATCCCGTGATACCCTTACTTTCTCAGGGCTTACATTTTCAATCTTAGTTAATTTACGTTTCTTATCAAAGCACAGCTTGAAGTAAACCCGATTGTGTAAAATGAGCTGTTTTGTGGTAGCCTTTACAATGTGTTTAAGATTGATTTTTTTCTCAAAGGTATAGAGCTCTAGTTTTTCTTGAGCTGTCATTTTATCCGTGCTCAATGCAAAGCCTCCACCAATTACTGCATTTGTTTTGTAGTCCACTATGGCCCCATGTAATGGTGAGCTATAATACATCTGATTAAGTAGCTCTGGATAAAGCCCATCCGTACCAAATCTCACTTCCTTATTAGTATCATACCTACCATTTACATAGGGTAGGGTTAAGTTACCACGGCCTACGGGAAGGAATGGAGTAGAAAATGATTGATACCCTTCCACTACCTCTGGGCCTTTTGATTTGCTTTTGAAAATATCGTTATACCATGCCATATTAATCGTATATTGAGTTGCCTGCTGGTCCACTTACTACCATCCTGCCCTCTTCAATGACTACTCCTGTAGTTTGCGAAATGGATAAGGGTAAAACAAAGGGTAAATTACTCTCGTATACCTGATAAGTAAATTGGCCCTGTATCAATGAGATATCTGTAGGCTCATTGAGGCTAAATAAATTGTATCTTTCTGGGTAGGCACTTGTATCAGGTGCCGTAAATAATTGAGGGATGCTAGTTGTATTCATTTCATTGGTGAAAACAAACAAATAATGTGGGTTTGCCACCGTAGTTACCTCTGATAAGGTCAACACGATTTGATTAACCACCCCCTGCTCTAGATAGATCATACCTATATTATTGAATGCCTAATAAGATGTTAAAAAAAAGCCCCCATTGCTGAGGGCCTTTAGATATATTTGGAGCTGATTATTGTACTCCGATTGCCTGCAATTGTACAGGGGTCATGTTCACCTCGTATGCGAGGTACTCATTCTCAGCTACCAAAGTAACGGAATATTTAGAACCATCTGCACGAGCTGTACCTGAACCTTCACCTGTTGCACTTACCTGAAGGTAAGGGAAGTACCAATAAATACCATTGGCATCCAAAATGATGGCAGTAAGGTACTGCTGTCCACCACCTAAGATTTTAATGGCACGAGATTTTGCAGCATCTCTGCGATGAAACATTAGGTTAATTGTAGAGGTAACAAAAGAGCTACCATTCACTAGGTCGATATTACTCTCCTCAGTAAAGTTGGAGGTATTTCGTCTAATGTAGAAGTTTTGAAACAAGTTAACGCCAGCTAATGTGATACCTGTGATTGACCACCCTGCTCCTGCGGATGGGTCTGTAGGAGTGATTGAAGCAATCTCATCCTGTTGGTTAATCCAGATACCATAAATACCACCAGAGTTATTGTCGCAAGATTTTACTATATCTTCTAAAACTAAACAAGGCATGATTTAAAGTATTAAAGAGCCCCCATTGCTGAGGGCTCGGTTATTAATTATGAATAGAAAACAATCTCAGCAGGATTAACGAAGTTGAAACCTACCTTCATATTCGCACGGGTACGGATGTAAGGCTCAGCAACTGTATCAGCTAAGTTAACAGCACGAAGATCAGAGCTATCTCCTTCCGCATCGAAAGCATAGATTAAGTTATCTTTTAATGTCCATACAAATGTGTTGTTAGACATTCCTGGACAAACTACGATTTTGATACCTAAGAATGTCAATGCTAAATCTTGGGTAATGTAAGCCTGAGTGTTACCGGCAGCAACACCTAATCGGTAGATGTTAACCAATTGAGTAGGCATATACAATCTAAGATCAGCAGTTCTTGTTGCGATGGTAGCAGGCAACAAAGCGAAAGCAGCAGATAGAGCTGTCTCAAGTCCTGTGAATGTAGTAATGTTACCAGTACCACCATTGATAACGGCAGGATCAGCAGCTAATAATTTCTCGTAACCATCACACAATGCTAGTGTAGGGTTAACTGAACCTGTATCACCTTGCCAACGGATGCTCTCGATATCTCCATTGATTTTGTTAGCCATCTCAGACCAGTAGAAGCTCATAAAAGAAGCTACAGAGAAATCTCCGTTAGATCCTTTGCTCATCTGAAGAGACAAGAAAGATTGCTCAAGGTCAAACTGGCAGATTTGAGCCATAGCAGAAAGCGCACATACGTCAATTTCTTTAGCATCTAAATCATCAGTTGGAGCGGTGAACGCACAAGATGAAGCTTGTAGAATGTTGCCAAATGTTACAGAGGCTAATTTAGTTTTGTACTTTACACCTGGAAGGGCACGGTAGTTATCGGCAGTATCTTCAGACAAATATGCCTTAGAATAGAATGCCTCAGGGTTAGCAGCCAATAAGGCTGTAGGGTCGATATTCAAATCGAATTTTAACTTTCTCATTTTGTTATTTGTTTATAAATTTATTTACGTTACTAAATCTTTGCTGTACGCTTAACGCTACAGCCTCAGCCATCTCCACTTCCTCCTCTTCCATCTCTGGAGTTAGAGCTTGATCCAATTGATTTTGAAGATCAGCAATCATAGCTACTAATGCATTTACCTGCTCTTCAATAGCTGGCTTAACAATTGCTAAAACTGCCTCAGCATCTAGCTCAGGATCTACGGCCATGGTTTCCTCTTCAGTTGTTTCAACTGTGGTTTCCTCTTCCACTACCGTATCCTCAAGAGCTACCTCCTCAGAGGCTTCTACTTTTTCGACTTCCTTAATCTCGATAACCTCTCCGTCTTTTACGACGTAGATTTTACCCTCGATTAGGTGCTCGCCATCGGGTAACTTGTTCATGTTTATTTGGTTTTTATTTGTTTGCTCACTTAACTTCATGCCCAGATAACCTTCAATTGAGAAGCCTATCTGCTCCTCACTTACTAGCTCTGCATAATATTCCTTATCCGTTACCTGTGCCGTTACCATCAATGTACCTTCTGGCACCTCGATACCAAAAGAGCTGTATGCTTTATCCTTCTTTGGGTTCTCAACTATCCAGGCCTCAAGCACATAGGCAGGTACTGTCTTATCAGTATCATGCTCTAGGTTAAATAGGTCTCGATTGACCATATCCCTCATGAATTTGCCGTGGATGTTCTCGATTTCCTCTTTGGTAAACTGCACAAAATACTCCTGTTTGGCGTCATCATCATAACGATAGATATCCATCGGTATTAATGCAGGGGCCGTGATGCGGTATTTAAGTTCATCTGAAAAAAACATTGGCTTAGCTTCACTTGAGAAGGCCATCCCTTTTACCTTAATGGCAGGGTTTGCCGTGAATGCTATCTGCTCAATTCCTAGATCCTCACCATTCTCAGCATAGGCTGGGTCTATTGTGATC